GTAAGTATACTGCTGGTAAAATCAGGTCTGGAATAGATGCTGGTGGTACTCCTGTTTATGACAGTATTGGTCGTATTCAGGGTGTTGTTGAGACCAAGGACACTCCGTTTGGCAAGGGGGATGTTTATACTGGGGGTTCTAGTTACGATCCAATTGGTACTGGAAAGAAAGCCCAGCCTGGGATTGGTTATGTAATGAGTGCTACGGATGTTCAGGCATCTGAGCGTCTTGCTGGTGGTGGCGATGATGGTGGAGCCACTGTTGGAACTACACAAACAGCGGCTACTGCTACTAATGTAACCGGCTCCACAACTCAACTAAGTACCGCTGCTAGACGCCAAGCTCTGCAAGGTGCAGCTGGTGGTGCATCACGGAGACAGTTCATCTAATGAACTTAAACTATAAACCGCCAGGGTCAGTCGCCAAGGCGTTTATGAAGGATCGCTCTTTTGTAAGGGGCATCAGAGGACCAGTGGGATCTGGTAAGTCTGTTGCCTCTTGCATGGAGTTGATGCGTATAGCGGTAAATCAAAAGCCAAATGCTAATGGTATCCGGCGTACTAGGTTTGCTGTTATCAGGAATACGAATCCACAGCTAAAAACTACGACTATTAAGACATGGCGTGATTGGTTCTCAGACGAGATTGGTAGGTTTGTGTGGTCTCCTCCCTACACTCACAATATCAATTTCGCTCTGGGAGACAAAACATCTGTTGAGTGCGAAGTTATATTTTTGGCTTTGGACAAGCAAGAAGATGTTAAGAAGCTGTTGTCTTTGGAGTTGACCGCAGTATGGATTAACGAAGCCAGAGAAATACCTAAATCAATTGTTGATGCTTGTACTATGCGTGTTGGTCGCTTTCCCTCTATGCGGGATGGCGGCCCTTCTTGGTATGGCGTGATTATGGATACCAACTCACCTGATGAAACCCATTGGTGGGCAATTATGTCTGGTGAAGCTGCACCGCCAGAGTATATGTCTAATGAAGAAAAGATGCTTCTTGTTAAGCCAGATGATTGGACTTTCTATTCACAGCCAGGGGCTATGCTTGAGCAGAAAGATAAAGAAGGTAATCTTATTGGTTACGTTAAGAATCTTAAAGCAGAGAATCTAGACAACATTCAGCCAGACTATTACGACAAGATTATTCTTGGTAAGAGTTCTATGTGGGTAAATGTTTATGTATTGAATAAGTATCAGGCGTTGCTTGATGGCAAACCTGTTTATCCAACCTTTAGAAAGGAGACTCATGTTGCGAAGTCACCCATCGAACCCATACAGGGTAAGGAAGTTATCGTCGGCATTGACTTTGGCAGGACGCCATCGGCAGTATTCGCCCAGCAGACAACCTTTGGGCGTTGGTCTATTTTCCACGAAGTCATCGGACAGGATATGGGAGCTGGAAGATTCGCAGATGTTCTCAAGCGAGAAATCGCCAAAAACAACTGGGAAGGACTAGAGTTCAAGTTTGTGGGCGATCCAGCTGGTAATCAGATGGCGCAGACATCAGAGAATACGCCGTTTATGATTTTAAGGGCAGCGGGCATTACAGCGTACCCTGCACCTACCAATGATACTCAGGTCAGGATTGAATCTGTTGAGTCTGTATTGAATCGTATGACAGATGGCTATCCGTCTTTTATGGTAAGCCCGACTTGTACGACACTAATCTCTGGCTTTGAGGGTGGATATCAGTATAAACGTATGTATCATATGGGCAGAGAGTCTTATGATGAGAAGCCTAATAAAAACAGGTTCTCTCATATACACGATGCGTTGCAGTATGCAATGCTAGGGGGCGGTGAGGGTCGAAGAGTGATCCTCGGTGGTCGTTCAGCACCTTCCCCCACCACTGTTGAGAGGGCTAGTAGCCCATTTGAGCGTATGAAAAATAGATCAAAGTTATCTAGGGGACAAAGAGGACATGCTAGGGCATTATGAAATGGATAATTTGCTTTAAAGAGGCCCAAAATGTCGGTTTATGGCGCATATTTACCAAACATAGGCAAGGTTTTGGTCATGTTTTTGCCGTTTGTTTCGATCCGGAGCTGGATACATGGTTTAAATTTGAATATGCAACCCAAAGATTCAATTTTGAGTGGCTTAGAGACCAAGAAGCCGACTGGTTGGTTACTGACCTTATGTTTAATTGCGTATGCCTTGAGATAGAGAGTAAAAAGAACCCTATATATCTACCTCGTTGGCTTTATTGCGTGAGTTTTGTAAAACATATATGCGGAATAAATAAACCTTGGATATTAACGCCTTATCAACTCTATTGTGAATTGCGTAAATCTGGTGGAAAAGACATCTTCTTAAAACCAGAAGAAGGAGAAGAAAATGGGATTCGGTAGCTCTACACCACCGCCTGATCCAGAGCTAGAAGCGCAAAAAGCTGAAGAGAAAGCTCGTTTGGAAAAGGAACGTGCAGAAGAGAAAGCCCGCAAGGAAGAGCGTGATCGTGTACGCAGAAGCAATCTTGCTGGTCAACGCTCATTGCAAGAAGAGGACGTTCAAGGCTTTGTGGGATACCGCCGCATGGGTAAACCCTCTGGCTCTATAAGGATGTAAAATGGCTAGTAGACAAGATGACAACCTTCCTACACCAGCGGGAGTTGCTGATGATAAGAAGGAATTAGAAAATGTAATGAATCGTTACAAGAAGGCTCGTGGTCGCTGGTCATCTTGGTCTGATATTTGGGAGGAAATTTATGATTACGTTCTTCCCCATCGTGAAAGCTTTTTTCAAGAAAGCGCAGCTGCAAGACGTACAGAAAACATCTATGATGAAACTGCTGTAGTAGGACTGCCTAAGTTTGCATCTCGTTTACAGCTTGGCTTCTTTCCACCTAACGGTAGAGCATTTAAGCTAATTCCTGGGCCTGAGTTTCCAAAGGAAGCTATTAACAAGGCTATGCTTGCAGAGCTTGATCGCATTACAGAGCTTCTACATGAGGGTCTTCGTAACTCTAACTTTAATTCAGAGGTGCATGAAGGCTTTCAGGATCTAGGTCTTGGCACAATGAACCTTCTTGTTGAAGAGGGGCGTTTTATTGGTGATTTGCATTTTACGTCAGTACCGCCAACAAATGTAGCACTGTTGCCAGGGAATCTTGACTCAGTTGCTGGCTGGTTCCGTTGGAACAATGAGATGGATATTACTGAGATTAAGCATCGTTATCCTGATGCTAAGTTCAGTGAAAAAATGGCTATGGTTCAAAAACGTGATCCGCAGCGCAAGACTAAGGTTATTGAAGCCACAATATATGATGAGAAGAATAGATTTAAGGATGAGTATACTTACTACTTGATATCTGAAACCGACAATCATATTTTGAAGAAGCAGAAGCTAGTAGGTCGTGGTAGCGTCCCTTGGATCACAACACGTTGGTCTAAGTCTGGTTTTGAAGTATGGGGTCGTGGCCCTGTTCTGCAAGCCATGCCAGCTATTAAGACTTTGAATCTTACAGTTCAACTTATTTTGGAAAACGCAGAGATGGCAATTGCCGGATCTTACGTTTATGATGATGATGGCGTCTTTAATCCAGACAACATTACAATTCAGCCAGGGACGTTCATACCGAGAAGCCCAGGCTCGACAATCGAAACGCTACAAAGTCCGGGCCGTTTTGACGTTGCTCAGCTTGTGCTTGATGATATGCGCCGTAATGTTCGTAAAGCTCTATTCATAGATGAGCTTGATACAAGGCCAAATGCTCGCACACCATTATCCGCTACAGAAGTATCTGAAAGACTTGCTGACGTAGCTAGAGATATGGGTGCTGTAGCTGGTCGTATGCAGAAAGAGTTTTTGCAGCCTCTGGTTGAGCGTATTATCAAAATTTATACAGACCAAGGTTTGTTAGATATACCTAAGGTAGATGGTCGTGAGCTTAGAATTGTCCCAGTATCACCCTTGCTAAGAGCGCAAGATCAACAAGATGTTGCTGATTTTGTTCGTTTTCAGCAAACAGTTGCTGGTACTTTTGGCCCTGAGATTACACCAGCACTCTACAATCAGGAACAGGTTATTCGTTATCTAGCGCAGAAGTTCGGTATTCAAGAAGAGCTACTTGCGGATGCACAACAAGTCCAGCAAAACGCCGAGTTAATGCAGCAATTGATGGCTGCACAGCAAGGCGGGGGTATGCAG